CTTTTTAAGAAAGATTCCATTTCCTTCAAGGATACTTTGGAGACAGAGAATTTTGTTAGAAGCGAGGTCGATCTCGTCAAGAAGCAAGATAGCTCCTCGTTCGAGTGCTTCGATGACTGGGCCATTGTGCCAGACGGTTGCACCATCAACAAGGCGGAAACCGCCAATAAGATCATCTTCATCAGTTTCAATAGTAATGTTTACACGGATGAGTTCCCGACCCAATTGAGCACACGCTTGCTCAACCGAGAATGTTTTACCGTTTCCAGAGAGACCAGTAATGAACGATGGATAGAATAGACGGGACTGAATAATTTTTTTAATAGAACCGAAATTGCCAAACTTGACGAAGGTATCATCTTTTTCAGGAATAAGATTTTGCTGAACTGCAGGCATAGCAGCAGGAGCACTATAGGACACTTCCAAATCTTGAACTGTCTCTTTTGTTACTTCCAGGTTCCACTTACCACGACCAACTTTGTATTGTGCCAGTTTGTTAGTCACAGTTTGATAATTAGTATCATTCATCGCACACCATCCACGAATTTCGGCACTCGTCACAGACTCGCCATAGAGAGCCTGGAGAGAGGTGCGAATGTAGTCGGGGGAGAGAGACATAATGTGGTTTGTTTGTTTCAACTGAAGTTATTATACAAGAAAAAAAGGGGTCCGAAGACCCCCTATAGACAGTTCAAGAATCGGACTCTAGATAGTCTTCAAGTTCTTGAACAAGACTCTCTTTACTATGCCTTCTGTCCAGTTCAATACCAACGGTTCTGCCGTATTCTTCCAGTTCCTTTTTGGTCATATCATGAAGTGACACATCACTCTCATATGCAACATCTTCTTCCTCAGCAGTAGGTTCTTCTACCACTTCTTCTACTGCAGGTTCCTCTACTACTGGCTCCACTACAGGAGCAGGTGCTGGTGCAGGAGTAGGGGCAGAGTTACCCCTGACTAAATCCCCAAATCTAGACATTTTGATTACCTATTAATATAGAAATATTTATCAGGCAACAAGTTCCACAAACTCTCCAAGAATTTTTTTATTCATTTTCTTAGTCTTAAGACTCTTCACAAATGCAGATTTAATTTGAGTCTTTGTTGCATCTTCGGCAACTTCAAACTCAGAGTCCTTAGAAAGAGAATTAGAAGAGATACCAAAGTAGGTATCATATCCAGAATTCCTGATAGAAAATGCTTTCTGCTTCTTCCATTCTTTCATAGTATCGTCATGGAGTTTTCCATAGTATCCACAGTACCGACGAACGAAACTGCCAGCATCACGGGACTCAAGGACACGAATACCGATAAAATTAACTTCAGGGAAGTTATCCTTCAGATTACGAAGAAGAATGTCAGTAAATTGATGCCAATCACAATCAAGAGAATACGTGTTTCCAGTCTTACGATCCCTAAGAATGCAGTTAGGAGTAACTGAACGACATCCGATAGTGGGTTCAGATTCCCAAGAACGTTGAACTTCTGCATGACGCTTAAGGTCATATCCTTCACCATCAGTCAAAACAACACAC